AATCTCAGCGAATGGCGCATGGAAGATCACAACTGGCGCAGGCTCTGAGGTCATGGCGGTAGGCATCTTCTCAGCATGATCGTAGCGTCGGTCTTGCGGTCTGGTGGTGATTTCAAGCCTGAACACGTTTACAAGCTGCAACGAATGTGCGCCAAGTATTTGCCACCGCATGAGTTTGTCTGTTTGTCAGACATTCAGTTAAGTTGCGACACCATACCGTTGCGGCACGATTGGGTTGGTTGGTGGGCAAAGATGGAGTTGTTTCGGTTGCCGAGTGCGTTGTATTTTGACTTAGACACCGTCATTATTGATGACTGCACAGAGATGATCGAGGCGGCAAAGCAACATGATTTTGTGATTATGCGTGACGTTTACAGGGGTCAGTTCAACCCAAAAGCGATGCAATCGAGCATGATGTATTGGTCAAAACCTGTGGATTTGTACGATAAGTTTAAAGAATTACAGATGTACGCAGCTGGTGGCGATCAGTCTTACATCGAACACCATATGAAAGACAAAGTGACGTACTGGCAGGACATTTGTGATGGGATTGTTAGCTTTAAGGCTGATGTGTTGCCCAAAGGGTTAGACAATGCCAAGGTGGTGATATTTCACGGCAAACCTAGACCGTGGGAACAAACAAGGATACCGTATGAAATTGGTTGAAGGCTGGCAAGTTCCCGATATTGACGAGTGCTGTTTGCCAGCAATCTTGTCTGAGCTGCCGGACTTAAATGTGAGCTATACCCACATGAACCAGTTTCGCACCGTCATTCAGGCAGGCGGCAATGTCGGGGTTTATCCTGCAACGATGGCAGGGCAATTTGAGCGTGTTATTACAGTTGAGCCTGATTCGGTCAATTACCAAGCGTTGCTGCTAAACGTGGCAGGCCATGACAACATTGAACACTCGCAAGCAGCATTTGGTGACAAACACGGCACAGCGGCGGTCGATCATCCGTATCCTGAGAACATTGGGGCGCACCAGCTCAAGGCAGGCAACGATATTAAAGTGATACCAATTGATGCTCTTGAGGTAGACGATTGCGACTTTATTCAACTAGACATTGAAGGTTACGAGCACCTGGCTATCTTGGGCGCTGAACAGACTATTAAGAGAACGTATCCAGTTATCACGCTTGAGCTGAAAGGCTTGGGCAGTCGCTATGGGTACACCGACGAGGACACAATCAACTTACTCCAAGATTGGGGCTATGAGATTGTCGGGCGGGTAAACCGTGACGTAATTTTTGCGAGAATGTAATGGAAGCATTGACTGGCGTTCAAAAATGGCTGAATACGATCAGTCAGTACGACAACGAGTTTAAGAAATGGGAAGGTCGAGCAACTAAGATTGTTAAACGCTATCGTGATGACAACCGCAATCAGAACACTAACGAAACGGCTAAATTCAACATTCTGTGGTCAAACGTACAGACGCTGATCCCTGCCGTCTACGCTCGATTGCCAAAGGCTGATGTTGCTAGACGCTTCGGGGATAACGATCCAGTTGCAAGAGTAGCAAGCCAACTAATTGAACGTGCCTTAGACTTTGAAATCGAGCATTACACCGATTTCAGATCGACCATGCGACACGCAGTTGAGGATAGGTTCTTGGGTGGTCGAGGCGTTGCTTGGGTACGCTACGAGCCGCACGTTCGGGCGCAAGATGAGCCAGAGGACGGATTTCAGGTAACTGAGGACGTTGACGAGCCGAACGAGAGTAATCAGCAAGTCAAGACTGCGATGCCTGGCATTGATGGCGCTATGGGCATGGAAGCCGAACCGCAAGAGGAAATTGAATACGAGTGTGCGCCAACGGACTATGTGCATTGGAAGGATTTTGGACACTCAGTCGCTAGAACATGGGAAGAAGTAACGTCTGTCTGGCGTTGGGTGTACATGACTAAAGAAAGCCTTGCCGAACGCTTTGGCGAGAAAATGGCTAAAAAGATTCCCCTAGATGCAGGGCCGGAAACAAACAAACAGTATTCAACACAATCCAAAGACTTCACAAGAGCTAAGATTTGCGAGATCTGGGACAAAGAAAGCGGCAAGGTTTACTGGTTGAGTAAAAGTTGCCCAGACATTTTGGATGAGCGTGACGATCCGCTAGATTTAGAGAATTTCTTTCCGTGTGCGAAACCTTTGTACGCGACGATGACAAGCGACACCTTAGTGCCGATCCCTGACTTTGTGCTGTATCAGGATCAAGCCAACGACCTAGATATTTTGAGTGATCGCATCGACGGCATGATTAAGGCGCTGCGTGTGCGTGGGGTCTACGACGCATCACAGCCTACCTTGCAACGTCTTTTGACCGAAGGTGATAACAACACACTCATCCCTGTTGATAAGTGGATGGCGTTCTCTGAGAAAGGCGGTTTAAAGGGGTCAATTGATCTGCTGCCGTTGGATACTTTATCAAACGCTTTACTGCAATGCTATCGGGCGCAAGATGAAATCAAACAAACAATCTATGAAATCACAGGTATTAGTGACATTGTGCGCGGTCAAGGCGCAGCCTCTGAAACAGCCACCGCCCAACAAATCAAGGGGCAGTATGCTGGTTTGCGTTTGCGTTCAATGCAGGAAGATGTTGCCTTGTTCGCAAGCGAGCTATTTCAATTAAAAGCACAAGTTATTTGCACTAAGTTTCAGCCGTCTACGATTCTCCAGTACGCAGCTGCAAGTGCAATGCAACCCGCCGATCAAGCGTTGATTCCGCAGGCTTTGCAGTTAATTCAAGATAAACCTTTGCGTTCGTTTCGTATTCAGGTCGATGCCGATAGCTTGGTTCAAATTGACGAGCAACAGAACAAACGTGATCGGACTGAGTTCTTGCAAGCAATGGGTGGGTTCTTGACGCAAGCGTTGCCAATGGGTCAGCAGGCGCCAGAATTAGTGCCAATGCTCATTGAATTGGTCAAATTCGGTGTGAGCGCATACAAGAAAGCAGCGCCAATTGAAGGCACAATTGACCAAGCCATGCAAGAAATGCAGAAAAAACAGCAAATGATGGCAAATCAACCACCACCACCTAATCCAGAGGTAATTAAAATGGAATCTGAATCAGCGATGAAACAGGCACAAATGCAATCAGAAACAGCAATGAAACAGGCGGAAATTGAGGCGGAGGATCGTAGAGCAAAACTTGATGCGTCAACTCGTATCATGGTCGCACGGCTTTCTGCAAACCCTGGTGTTGACATTCCGTACCTTGAGCAGCAAGTTGAGTCTGCAAAAAATTCCACAATGGAAATTGGTCAAGCTGTTTCTAATTCAATGCAACAGATGCAAATGGAATTGAATCAAAATATGTCTGCAACAATGCAACAAATGCAGCAAGTTCAAATGAATTTGGCAAACATGATTGCACAAACTATGTCTAAAATTGATGGCGCGGTGAATGTGATGGCAGCACCAAAACGCATTGTGCGTGGCGCTGACGGTAAAGCAATCGGTGTGGAGGTCATTCAATAATGGCACTTGTTCTCGCAGATAGAGTTTTAGAAACGTCTACTAGCGAGGGCTTGGGCACGTTTGCTTTAGCTGGCGCACAGACTGGTTATCAAACATTCTCAAGTGGAATCGGCAACGGCAATACTTGTTATTACACAATTAACGGTCAAACTACCGAACAATGGGAAGTCGGCATTGGCACGGTTGGCGCAGGCACACTTGCACGAACAACGCTAATTTCCTCAAACACGGGAAGTTTTATTAACTTTGTTGCAGGCGTTAAAAACGTATTTGTTACGCAGCCAGCAAGCAAATCAATTTATAAAGACGCAAGCGGCAACGCAATTCCATTAGGATCAGCAAGTGCTACGCAATTAGACATTACCGCCCAAGGCAATCTGCGACTTCAAGACACCACAGGCGGCGAGTATGTAGGAATCCAAGCGCCTGCTACTTTGGCAGCAAGCTACACGTTGACTATGCCTACTGATGACGGTACAAGCGGTCAGGCGTTAGTTACAGACGGCTCAGGTGTGTTGTCATGGTCTACCGCTGCGTCTGGAGATGTGTACGGCCCTGCTTCGGCAACAGATAACGCCATTGCACGGTTTGACTTAACAACTGGCAAACTGATTCAGAACTCTGTTGTCACGATTGCTGACGATGGTGCGACTGTTATTGCGGCTAATAGCGCGTCTGATGGTTTGAGAATTACGCAGATTGGCGCAGGTAATGCTCTGGTGGTTGAGGATAGTGCTAATCCTGATGCTACGCCGTTTGTTATTGATGCAAATGGGAATGTAATAAAAGGCAATAATTCAGCCGTTCTTTATGCAAGTAGCGTAACGCCTCAGATTCAATTAAACATTGCCGGTGCTGCAACGATGGGTATATCTCGTTGGTCAGCAAATACGTCTAACAACGCACTTGTATTTTTAAAGTCTAGAGGTGCAACTATTGGCGATTTCACTTCTGTTGCCTCTGGAGATAATTTAGGTGCAGTTAATTTTTACGGAACAGACGGTATAGAAGGTATTCTGGCGGCACAAATTCTCGCATCAGTAGACGGAACCCCCGGCGCAAGCGATATGCCCGGTCGCTTGGTGTTCTCTACCACGGCTGATGGTGCGTCTACCCCGACTGAGCGAATGAGAATCAATAACCAAGGTCAAATGGGTTATGGGACTGGGGCTATCGCTGCCGGAGCAAGCATAGCAATAGGAAGATCAGTAACTGGAGCAGCAACAGCCTACGGCATTTTAAATAATGGGCCGATCCAGTCAGACGTAACAGGCAATTCTTATAGTTACTTTACTCAATTTATTACGCAAGCTGCGACCTTTACACTAATTAACCATAGACATTTTAGTGCAACCCAAGGGACAATTGGCGCTGGCTCAACTGTTACAAATCAATTTGGTTTTGTAGCAGACTCATCCCTCACAGGCGCAACTAACAACTACGGCTTTTACGGCAACATCGCTTCAGGCACAGGTCGTTATAACTTCTACGCTGCGGGGACGGCTGATAATTATTTTGCGGGTAGTGTGGGGATTGGTTCTGTTCCAGTTGCAGGAACAAACTTTTATTTAAGTAAACAGATTACGGGTTCAGTTTCATCTTTTTCAATGGGTAACTTTGGGCAAATTCAATCTGACGTAACTACCGAAGCTCGTTATTTTTCTACCGCACCATCTACTGCCGCTGCCGCATTTACTTTAGCTGACTTACGACACTACGTTGCTTTTCAAGGCACATTTGGTGCGGGTTCAACAGTTACTAATCAAATGGCTTTTTATGTAGGCGCAAACCTAACAGGCGCAACAAACAATTACGGTTTTTACGGCAACATTGCAAGCGGCGCAAACCGTTTTAACTTTTACGCAGCAGGCACGGCTGCAAATTATTTTGCAGGGGATATGCAGTTTGATAAGACGGTCACTGCGGGTGGCACAACAGGCGCTCAGACTATCAACAAAAACGCAGGAACGGTCAACTTTGCTGCCGCTGCAACCTCTCTTGTTGTGACGAACAGCCGTGTTACCACAAGTTCAATTATTGTTTGTACTGTAGGCACGAATGACACTACGCTCAAGTCTGTAGCGGCTGTTGCAGGAGCTGGATCATTTACTCTACACGCTAGTGCAGCAGCCACAGCAGAAACACGGGTTAATTTCTTAATTATTAACTAAGGAGTAATAAATGAAAACGTGGTCTATTACACAATTACAGACATACCCACAGGCTGAAGGTGAAACAAACTTCGTCTGCTCCGCAGCTTGGAGCGTATCAGAGATAGTCGATGCTTATACCGGCTCGCTATCTGGCTCAACAGCGTTTAAACTTGACCCTACCGTACCGTTTACGCCATACGACCAACTAACTGAAACTCAAGTCTTAGACTGGGTATTTGCCTCAATCGGCGAGGACGGCAAAGCATCCGCAGAAGCAGACGTAGATGCACAGATTGCTTATGCACAACAACACGTTCAAACCCCTGCAATGCCTTGGAGCGCATAAATGAAAGACGTAACACTTACCCTGTCGATTGAGGAAGTCAATGCCATCATGCAAGTGCTTGGTGACTTACCAACAAAGTCAGGTGCATACCCATTGGTGCTAAAAATTAACAAACAGGTTAAATCTCAAGTCGAGCCACAGGTTGAAACGGAATGATCTGGCTGCTTTTCCTAATACCAACCGCACTAGTCGGATTGTTTTTCTGGCTCTGTGCAGGCGTTGATGAACAGATGAAAGGGTATTAGTATGTTTGGTTTATCAGCGTTTTGCCAATTACCGTTTGCATCTGTGCTTGTTGGATTGCCGCAGCCTATTCTTATTTATGATTTTCACGATGGTGGGAAACGTAAAAAACAAGAAGAAACGGAACGCAAACGATTAGCAACTAAAAACAAAGCAAAACGAGATGAGATTATTGCTTTGTTTGAACAGATTGTAGAGGGCAAGCCAAAGATTGCTGAAGAAATTGTTGCACCATTTTTAAATCAAGAATTCAATTCAATTGATTTTGATTCAATGATGCAAAATTACGCAAAAGTTCAACAAATATACGATACGTTAATTGAAATTGACGATGAAGATGTTTTGATATTTTTATGAAAAAAACTTACATATACGTTAATGGCGAACTAGTTGAAAAAGGCTCAAAAGAGCATTGCGACAGTTTTATGGTCATGCCAGACATTGCACCCTATAAATCCATGATCGACGGTTCTATGATTACAAGTCGTTCGGTACATCGTGACCACCTACGACAGCATGGCTGCATTGAAGTCGGCAATGAAAAGATGGAAACCAAGCTACCACCACCAATTGACACAAGACGGGAAGTCATGCGGCAGCAGCTGGCGAACATGACGCATAAACAAGCTAATCAAGTTCTTAACGAAATTCGTCGTAAATTTACCTAAAAGGGGTATAAATTGGAAAATACTGAACAGCCGGATCGTCGAGAATTACTGTCACAGCAGTTCGATGAGGTTCAGAATGAAACACCCGTCGAGGCAGTAAAGACTCAGCCCGAACCCGATTTAGAAGCGCCGGAGCCACCAGTTTGGGAGCGTCCTCCAGCATCGTGGAAGAAGGATTATCACGAGGCGTGGACAACTGCTGATCCAAAGCTCAAAGAATACGCTTGGAAACGTGAAGAAGAAATGAGAGCAGGC